GTCTCCAAATCATGCAGGTTCAATGTCAACTACTTTGCCCTTGGCTATACGCGATTTTGCCTCGTTGATGAGCTTCATTGCATCATCGAGGCTTGCTCCCTTGCGATGCTCCACCACTGTGGTAGCCATGCCAGTAAGCTGTGCTGCCTTGTCGGTGAGAATGCCAACGGTGATTGCTAGCTTCTCTGGTGAGATTTTAGCAAGACTGTCAGGGTCGTCAAACAACTGATTGGCACGGTCAAAAAGCAAGTCGGTGTATTCCTGCGCTGCAATCGCATATCGCATAGAGAACTCCTTGCGCTTTGTCTCCAGAGTGTCGTTGTGCCTCCACTCCAGTCCGCGAATCACTTCTCGACTGACTCCTGTGCGCTTGGTGATCTCTGAGAGTCGTGCGCCTTGGGATAACAAGAACAACGCCAATGCCGCTTTATGCGGGGCGTAATGCTCGATGTTGTTGCGAGGAAGCAACTTAGCACGTTCCCGCACTTCCATGAACCACTGACTCTTGTCGGGACGGTCGTCGTAGTAGTTCTCTTGCAGCTTTTGGAGTTGTTCTTCGCTCATGTTGATGTAGCGTTATTGCTTTTCTGGCTCTGTTTTTGCTTCGATCAAATTAGCAGAGAAATCTAATCCTTGTTTTTCCTCGAATTCTTTTGCCATATTTGTTAGGTAAAGTGAAAACTCGGGATCATCTTTTGCTTGATTAGCAAGCGCGGTAACTCCTTGTCTTGTCATGAACATCTCTCTTGCCATTTGGTTGTAAACATCATTAACAGCTCCAGGTCTAGCGTTGCTATTAAGAGCTGCTTTCAATGCGTTTGATTTATAACCACTAGAAAGCATTGCTGTCAGAATTCTATTTTTAGTAGACTGAATCATTTGCCCAACTGGGATATACAAAAAGGAAGTTCCCGCGCCTAATCCAGCCCTTGGGATAACTGATGTATCTGAACTTTTTTTAATGATGTTTGCATCCCATAATAAAGCCATGTCGTAAAGCTCTTGCGCTTGTTCTTTGCCAAGAACAATTTTTAACTTTTGAGCAAATGGGGTAACGCCCGCACCGCTAGGAGGGCCATAAGCATCAATAAATTTTTTAGTGTCAAATGGTGCTTGGAATGGAGTGTTTGCAGAAGGAACACCCCCAGGGAATCGATCAAGAAGATACCTCATAAAATCTCCCTTGTAGAGATTTCTTGCTTCTAAAGAAGATTTGCTTAGTTCTTTCATTGCATTCGCTGTTTGCAAAGTGCTTTTATCAGAAAGTATAGCAGCAGAAAGTGAATCAGCGTCAAGATTTTCAAATTTCCCCTTTTTAGCGGCATCAAATACGTCCGAAACAAGCAATTCACTTTGCTGTTTTTGGAACTCATTTCTTTTTACGATTGTCTTTATCAAGGATTTTCTCTCTTGCTCAGACAAAGGTTGCCCCATTCTTTTAATATCTTCCAAAGTCAAATCTGCTTTATCAAGTCCTTTGACAGTTTTTAGATTTTGGTTTAATTCTAGCAACGCTCTTTTTTGCGCTCCAGCTTGGCTTCCAAAAAGCGCATCTAAGAAGCCATCATCAATTTTTACTTGAGAACCTTTTCCTGCACCAAGACCGATGTCGTTCATGTATTGAACTTGCATCAATCCTAATATCTTATCAGCTTCTCCAGCCCTAGCAGGGTTAGACGCACCAAGCTCTTTGATTGATTGGACAACTCTTTTTATGCTGTCTGGCTCCCTCATTACTGCACTAACAATAGCTCTTGAGTCTTTGCTTTGCTCTCCTCCTGCTTCTTGCAAAATGTTTCCAAGAAGATTTTCGTTATACTTTTGACGAGTTCCAACTTCATCAGAATATTGATCGAAAACATCTCCAACTTTTACTTGACTCCCATCAGGTCGAGTAGCTGTAAGAGAGTCAAAAATATTTCTTCGATATTGGGAAAGCCCAGACGCAATTTTCCCAGCAAAAACATCTCTGCTTTTTCCGCTAGATACGTCTTTAGGTCTAGCTTCATTAAATCCTTTTATGAATTCGTCAAAGTCTTTTGCTGTTAATGGTTTAGAAAGTAACTCAAGATCTTGAATTCTTTGAAGCAAGTCTTGTGGAGGATTTTGACGACCATTGATAAATTTTTGAGCTTCTCTTTTGGCTTGCTGAAGCATCTGAGGAGCGTCTCTTCTTTGTCTTAATCGATTTGTAACTTCTTCTGCTGCGGATCTATTTGCTGCAAAAGATGGATCTGCCTGATTGCTTATTCTTGCAACTTCATCTAGCATCTCTTCTGGAGTAATTTTGAATCCAGCATTATCCGCTAAATTCAAAACCTCTTCACGAGCCGCCCTTACATTTTCTATAGCTTGAGTTCTTGCGTCTTTAACAGAGGTAAGCAAAATCTTGCCAAGATTATCGGTGTCACTTATTGGACTTCTTGTTAAGCGATTTAGAGAATTTTCAACAATTCTTTTATTTCGACCAGAGGAAAATGAAATTTCTTGAGCAAGAACATTTCTTTGCTCTAGCTTTTTAGCTGCAACATCCGAAAAATCACTCAGAACAACAGGTATTCCTTTTCTCAAGTCATTAGACAGCCTAAGCAATGTCTCTTGTGTGCTTCTTCCTAAGCTTGCAATATTAGATCCTGCGTATTTGCCAGCAAGTTCAGATTGAATAGCGGCACCTTCTTGTCCTGCTAACTTAGCTGCAAGTGGAACCTGTATTTGACCAGCTTTGCGACCTTCTTTTGCTGCAAGTTTTTGTTCAGCAGTCATCAATCGTTCTGCTGCTGACTCAAGACGTTGAGCGAATACGTTTTCAAAAGGATTTGGCATTCTCGCTGCTCGCATTGCAGGGATTGCTACATCACTTCCCATTCCAATTCCAGCACTCAGAACAGCTTGCCCACCACGTCTTGCAGCAGTTCCACCAATGTCAGGTTGAAGATTGTAAGCATATCTTAACATTTCATCTGTAAGAGCACCTATTCCTGCTCCTACAACAGCAGACCCCGCTGTTCCTACTGCTGGGCTTTTAGTCGCTCCCGTTATGGCTAAAAACGAAGCAATCTCCCCCAAAACAGCTGGAGTTTCTGCGGCGACTCCAGCAAGACCTGCAATTCCCTTGTCCATGGTTGTTTTTACAGAACCATCAGGCTGTTTGATGAAAAACTCAGTTTTTCCCGAAATATCTATCGGAAGCACCGATCCTTTGCCGTATGTATTTTCAAGAAGCTGCGCCTTGCTAGTGGGGTCTTGAAGCGTTTCCACCTGAGCCATGAGCGAAGTCGGAATTTTTTCAGACTCCATTCCTCCAGGACTTACTGGTATTTTGTAAAGATTAGCAACAATTTCACGCTTTGTTGCTTTTTGCTGTTCAACAGAAGGAGCAGGATACATTGGCGTAGGAATACCTATTCCACCTCTTCCACCCATGCTCATATAATTGGGCATAGGACTTACGATTGGTTTCCGCAGTTCTTCGGTGAGTGCTTGGACTCTTTCTAGGTTCGGTTTTTCTTTTTCTTTGCTTAATTCTCCATAAACATTCTGAAGTCGATTCTCTTCTTTTTGAAGCAAATCATATTCATATGTTAAAGCATCTTCTTGTCTAGTATCTCCAGCAGCTTTTGCGGTATCAATACGTTCAAAAATATCAGCATAGAGAGGCTCTAGCGATTTTATGTTTGAATAAGCTGTGTCTATTTGTTTTTGTAAATCACTCATTGTGCTTGTTTTCTAGCTTCTGCTTCTCGCTTTCTTGCCTCCATTTGTTTCTTCATCTCTTGAATTTCTGGACTTAACTCAACTCCTCCTTGGACTGGTTGGGTAGCCCTTGAGGCAACAACTCCTTGATCGTTAATAAACTCAGAAGGTCTCATCCTCATTGACTCATCAAATTCAGATTGCGTAATTTTGCCTTTTTGCAAATTTTCTTTCAACACTTGTTCAGACCCATAAATAATTTCATGCTGAAGATTTTTCAATCGAACCAACTCTCTTTTGAATGCTTCTGGATTTTGCGCGTTACTAAGAGCAGTTGCAGAATCTTTTAAGAGTCCTACGTCCGTATTAGAAATGTTGCCAAGAGACGCTCCTGTTGGGCTACTATTTCTCATTGCTTGCAACTCTGCAACTGTAAGCGTAGATTTTACTCGATCAATGATTGCTTTTCTGTCTGCTTGTTCTGTTGCTGGAACATTCTCGGCAATCATTCGACCTGCCG